ATTGACTATTCAGGTGCTTTGCCTTATGCTTTGCTTGAAGAAAACATAGCAGACTATCAAATTAACGACTGTCAGAACGGTTTTAGCGGAACGAAAGTAATTAATTTCAACAACGGTGTACCTTCTGAAGAAATGCGTGACAAAATGAAACGTGATGTTCTTGGCAAACTTACAGGTGCAAGAGGTGAAAAGGTTATTATTGCTTTTAATTCTAATGCTGAATCAAAAACAACCGTTGAAGATTTACCTTTAAATGATGCTCCAGCTCACTACGAGTATTTAAGCAAAGAATGTTTTGACAAGTTAATAGTAGGGCATAGAGTTACTTCACCAATGCTTTTAGGAATAAGAAATGAAGGTGGTGGATTAGGTAACAATGCAGACGAAATAAAGACTGCTACTTTATTAATGGACAATATTACTATTAAGCCATATCAATTAGAATTAGTTGACGCTATTGATGAAATATTAGCTGTTAATAACATATCGTTAAAACTTTATTTTAGAACAATACAGCCTTTAGAATTTATAGATACTGAAGGAATGAATGCTGAAACTAAAGAAGAAGAAACTGGTATTAAAATGAGTTCACAACTAGACGAAATTGAATTAGATTCATTTGGTGAGGATGTTAATTTAGAAGAATGGGAATTAATAGATTCTAGAAAAGTTGATTATGAACTTGAAAAAGAATTGGATGCTGAATTAGACAAACTAAATAACCCTAAACAATCAATTTTAAGCAAGGTATATAATTTTGTAAGTACAGGAACAGCTAAACCTAATGTTAAAAGTGAACAAGACGGGGTGCTTTTCAAGTCTAGATACAGATATAGCGGTGAAACTTCTTCAAATACTAGAGAATTTTGTCAAAAAATGAAGTCAGTTAATAAGGTTTACCGTAAAGAGGATATACAAAAGATGAGTAATTCAGTTGTGAATGCTGGTTTTGGTCCTAGAGGTGCTGATTCATACGACATATTTTTATATAAAGGAGGCGGGGCTTGTCATCATTTTTGGACTAGAGAAACGTATCGTAAAAAAGCGGATGTTAATAGCCCATTAGCGGAGCAAATATCACCTGCACAAGCACGTAAACAAGGAGAAATATTACCAACTAACGACCCAAAAGTATATCAAAGACCGATTGATATGCCTAATAAAGGATTCTTACCTAAATAACTATGGCAAAAGCATTATTCATTAGCACTAACGATATGGTCAAAAATACTATTTTAAATGGTAACATTGACCCTGACACATACGTTCAATTTATATTTCAAGCGCAGCAGATTCACATTCAAAACTATATAGGCACAAAACTATATAACAAGATAAACGATGATATTGTAGCTAATACACTTGTAGAGCCATATACATCGCTTTTAAGCGACTATATTAAAATGATGGTAATACATTGGTCTATGGTAGAGTTCTTGCCTTATTCAGCTATTAAAATAAGCGAGAAGGGTGTATTTAAACATAATTCTGAAAACAGTACGAATGTAGATAAAAATGAAATTGATTTCTTAATAGAAAAAGAAAGAGATGTGGCACAAAGTTATACAAATAGATTTATAGATTATATGAGTTTTAATCAATCTTCATTTCCAGAATACAACACCAATTCAAATGCTGATGTATATCCAGATAAAGATGCAAATTTCGTAGGATGGCACTTATAAAAGAAACATATAAACCAAAAGAAACTAATGTTAAAAAATTAGAAGTATTTTTAAAAAAGATAGAAAATGAGCGACTGGGGACAAGGAGCAGTAAATAACAATATAGGATGGGGACAAGGTGCAATAAACAATATTGGCTGGGGTTCTATTTATTCAGTAAGTTGGAATGGAGAAACTAGCATAATAGGTTCACCAGTTCCCGCTTTGGTTTTAGCTTTTGAACAAAGAGTTTTAGCAGATAGTGGAATCTATGAAAATGGAACTGCGTTAAGTAATATTTTAACAAATTTAAACAGTATATAATGAGTTTATTAGAACAAGCGAG